CACATGGGCGTTCCCGGACACATAGGCGTTCCCGGACACATGGGCGTTCCCGGACACATAGGCGTTCCCGTACACATGGGCGTCCCCGGACACACGGGCGGTCGGGCTGATCTTCTCAGGGTTCTCAACCCAGCCTCCGAGAGCGGAGGTGTCACGGAATTTGATTCGATGGAACGTGATGCCGAACTCGACTTTCGTCTCGCCGCTGAGTTCCCAAATATGATTGTCGGTGGGCTTGAAATTACTCATCGTTAGCTCCCTGATCGTATGCGGCTGTTCGCGTGATATTGATGCGACGGACTGTGCGATTCGCCCAGAGGTAGACCATTGTCAAGGAGGTCGTGCAGATCATGGCGACGCAGATAATGACGGTTTCCGGCCAGCTCATTGCTCGTCCTTCCTTCGGATCATGCGGCGAATCAGAGGAACCAAGTCAGGATGGCGCACGGTCCCCTCGACGATATCTGGCGGTAGTCGGTCGATGGCGATGTAGAACTGATCGGTGTCGGTCTGGAGGGCCTCTGCCGTCTTGGCGATGGTTTCGGGCTTGGTGAGACGGCGATCTCCACGAACGACACCGATCATGTACGGGTGGGTGACGCCGACCCTTTTGGCAAGGGCGTACCGACTCATGCCGATCTCTGATAGCCGCTTTTCGATGATGATTCCCTGCGGCCCGATGGGTCGTTCCGGTAGCGTTTGTGTGGCCTGATCGTTCATGACGGCGAATCCTTGTACCAGGTGATGCCCCATGTGCCGTCCTCTTCCATGGGGCAATACTCAACCGTGAGCGGTCCATCTCCGTACTTGACCAGGCGACCGACCATGCCGTACCTCACCCATTCGGAGATCAGCGCGTTCGCCTCTGCATCTCGTTCAGGGTGAAGCGTGATTTTCTGCGGTGTGGGCTCATAGAGGGCGATCATTGCCCACAGGGGAGAAGATGGGGATGACTCGACAATATCCACGGGGATCGTCCATCCAGTAAACGCCAACCGTTGTCGGTCCTCCTCCTGCAATGCCTCGCGGAAGATCTGGCTGAGGTTGTGCTCGGATGGCTCCCAAAACATGAAGTCGGTGATCATTACCACGCTCCCTGAATACGACCAAGCTCCATCCGGTCGTAGTTGTCGCATTGGTGGAGGGTTTCAATGGCGTGGAGTCGTCGTCCTTCGTGGCAATGACACCATGTGTATCCGTCGTGGCCATCGCCCTTCACGTCCCTGATCCCGCTATCGTGGCAGTTGTGGCAAATGGGTTCGGATTCGTCCTCGCCGACCGGTGCGTATACCCGTGGCCGGTGCTGGAAGAATCGAGAGACCAACGCCTCGTGATCGATGCTTGCCACGTGTTCGATCTCGCTGGGATGAAGCAATGCAACCATGATTCCCGTCCTTTAGTCTTCGATGCCTGTCGCGCCGTGGGTTCCCGCACAGATGCTCGTGATGCGGTGCCATGGCAGGAACAGGGGGGCCGCCTCCGGGTAAGGCCGTATGGCGATGCCGACCGATTGCCATGAGACGACGATGCCGGTCCTTCGGTATCCGTTTGTGGTGGTGTAGGTGACCCAGTACCCCGGCTCCATTTCAGGACACGGGGCCGTGACCGAGGATGACGGCTGGGGGATGGCCGATCCGATCATTGCGCACCTCCCGGAGCGACGCTCATGGCGTCCATAACGGATGGAGAGCCGAGCGTGATCGCAATCCCGGCATCAATAAGGGCGGAGACGCGAGCCTGTGCGGCGATGTATTCCTCCATTGCGTCACGGGCTTTCGGGATGGGACTGGACTCGTACCGGTGTCGGCATGCGTCGCGATGGGCCTTTGCCTGATCGAGAACGGGCTTGAGCGATGCGTGCACGTCGTTGTAGGTAATCATGTGGAAACTCCTAGTGTAAAACTACGAATGAAAGGTAGTGAATTTCGCTTCGATTTCGATATGGGCCTCCTTTCGCGTGAAATGCTGGATGTTATCGGTGTTCATTACTAGTATGGTAACACGATATCCTGAACATGTCTAGGACTATACGGCTGGTTGGAGTGGCTCTGGTGGACCTGTGCGGTCCCCACGTGTGTGGGGACCGCTGTTCTCTGTCTACGATGTGAAGAGCATGATGTACTCCCCACAATGTTCCTGATACATACTCGTATTCGGGTAGTTTACAGGAGTCGGTATTGGGTTGCGTCGCCTCGTTGCATGGGTTCGGGATCGATGCCCGGCAGTGTCCATGCGGTGCCGTTTGGCGTGACAACCTGATAGCTCCTGAGTGGAGGCGATGGGTCCAGGTCGGCCTCGTTGTCGTCGATTGGCCCTGATGCGAGGTAGCGGGCGAGCCTTTGGGCCTCCTCGGCCATGATCCGGCACACGTCAGCGTCTGCATCTCGTCCGGCTTGCATGTACTCGGTCGCCAGGTCGGTGTATTCGCGTGGTGTCATGGGTTTATCTCCTCCCTTTGGTGGCGCGAACACCGCGCATTTCCCATCCGATATCAGTAATGGCCTTGTCGATATCTACCGTCTCATCGTTGAGCACGAACGAGTTGAATGGGATACCTCGATAGTTCAAAAGGTCGGCGACCTGATACCGGCGGGCAACCATGCGGTCAAAGTTATCGGGGATGGTGTTTGTGCTGCGATAGATTCTCCATGCGTCATCATCGTCGATGTGCCACTTATCCAGGACTTCTCTTGTGGTCATGGTTCTCCCTTGTGGTGGCCGGGCAGACTGTGTGATCTCCTGCCCGATGGTGTGCTTCTACTTGATGACTCCGGGATGCCATTCCGAAAAGTTCTTCGCAGCATTCATCAAAGCGCGGTGTCGATTAGCGGTGATGCCTGCGGAGATAGCCTGAGCTTTCGTGATGGCACGCTGTGCGACAAATTCGTGTGCGCGCGTAGCAAGTGATTGCTCGGTTGCTCTGGCGTGCTTGTCGTACTTCCGAGCTTGCTCCTCATCTTGCAGGTGGATACGGTAGAGACGGGCAAGGCTGTGGTAGTAGTCGGCGGTTTCACCCATTGCCTCCAGAACACGATAGGCCTCGATCTTTCGATCCTTTTCAAGAAGTGTCATGGCTCGTTCCTCCTCAGGGGGGACATCCGGTTATCCTTGCGTGTGGCCTAGACGTGCGGTCGAGTGTGGATGCCGTGGCGTCGGAGATAGCGATTGGCGAGGGATACGCGATTGGCCTTGCGAGCCAGCTTCACGTAGGCGGTTACCTCCTGCCGGTGATACTCGATGTGATCCTCAACCATGACACCGTACAGACCCCAATATTTGACCGGATGAGCCTGCATGTCGGCGACCTTCTCGGTGTGGACGCGAGCACGGTCGAGGTACTCGTTTCGCTGCCGCTCGTACATGTCTCCATCCCATTGGCGCTCTGCCTCGGTCTTGACCATCGTCCCCATGTTGACGCCGAAGGCAACGAGATGTCCGCGGTCGTTGTAGTTGATCTGCGTGGCCATTGTGGAAACTCCCTGTGTATCACTGCGTGGGCTCCTGCCCTCCTCATGTGTGTATGTACCCATGTTAGGGCCATACTCGGTATTTGTCAATATAAATACATACCGACTTCATGTATTGCCCAGTACGTTTTGTATGCACCAACCTGACACGAATCGACTCAACTCGGCCTCTTGTCATTCCATATCGGGGATCGGTGGCGTCCTGGGCGATCGGTAGGCCAGGATAGTACGCGAAACATGGCGATGCATGGTACACGCTGCACGCATTGAGGACGCATTGACCTTCCCCACTCTCCGGCCCGCGTGCGTCCCCTGTCGCTGGCGTGCGGTACGAGCTGCCGGTCTCGGTGGTGGTGCGCTGCATCGTCCCCGGTCTCCCGCTCCACCGCTGTTGACCGCGTGGTTACATCCCCCTCCATCCCCGCAGCCATCGCGATCCGCCCTCCCAGGCGCACCCTCCCCGGTCCCTTTCTTCCCTACATATCGGTGGATGAGTGGGGGGGGACCCATCCCGGAATCTATGGGGGAGTTTTTGAACTTTCGGTGTCAGAGGTTTTGGGCTGGAGGTGAGTGATGTGGATGTGTTCTGGGGGTGGGAATGCGTTGACGTGGCGGGGATAACTTGCTCGCTTCGCATCGCTGCTCCGCCTTGTCAGGCGTCGAGACGCACCTGACGGTGCTCAAGGGAAGGATTGATCTCCCCCTCTTGTATTCTCCCCCTCACCGTGAGTGGTGACGGACATGATGATTCCGCTACGGTACTGGCTCTGCTCGCGCAACCCGGGGTTTTGTGTGGCTCTGTTTCATCCACGCCATGTTGGGTAAATGACCGGGGGTGAATCCCTTTTGTCGATGGGGTTAGGTTCTCTTTGACTTTTCCCTCTGTCGATTCAGGTAGGCGTTGATCGTGTTCTTGCTGGTGGCCCAGCCAAGCATGTGGTATTTCGCGTGCTTCTCGCGGAGCCACGACCAGTCGGCTGCGGTCATCTTCCGGGTGATGATACCGACACCATCAACGACGAGGTATTCGTCGCGATCCCGGTTGGTTTTCTTTCTGGATGCCTGCGTCGTCATGGACGGACCCTTTCCTTGGGATCGAGTGTATCACACTAGGAATTAATACCGATATCTGTGGTATGATGGGCGCGTGAGATAGCGATTTCCTACCTTCGCTGTTTCGCGACTGGCCGCGATCACTGCCGGAGGCAGACCGGTAGTTGTTCCAGATCGTGGCCGCACAGCGGTGATCGGCGTGCTGGAGGGCTCATATCCCTCACAACCAGGGTTCGATTCCCTGCACCGCTACCGATGTCCAGTGAATAGTCAGAGTCCCGAGCGTGAGCGCCCAGCGACTCGGAGACAGCGTTCCGGCCAAGAACACTGGGGCGAAGCAACCGGATAGTTGGACATCGAACGCATCAGTAGCTCAAATGGCAGAGCAAGTCTCTTGTAAAGACAAGGTTGCAGGTTCAACTCCTGTCTGATGCTCCGAAGCGTCCGATAGCTAGCATCGGTAGGAACAGTAAAGCCCGAGAGGATGACGGCTGAGTCCAACGCTTCATCGCCCGGATGGTTCATTCCCCTGCCATTGCAGGACGGATTCGGAGTTCGATTCTCCGACCGGCGACCGACTGATGAGATTGCCGAGGAGTGACCCATGCTTCCGACCGAGGAATATGTACGAGCAATCGCGGATGAGATAGGTCTTCGTGACTGGCGTATCCATGTGGACTCATCCGACGAGATGGAGTCTCTTGGCCAATGTCGAACCGTAGGCCAGAGACGGATCGCGTATCTCACATTCGTCAATCATGACGATGCAGAGGAGCTGAGAGATACCGTTCTCCATGAGCTGTTGCATATCATCCTCAATCCCCTCTTCCTCCCCATCGAGAACGTGAAGTCCACACTCGGCGAACCTCTCTACAACGCGACCTACAACTCCCATATCGACCATTTGGAACGGGCTGTTGACACTCTTTCGGCATCACTCGCTCCGCTCTTCCCCCTGCCAGATGGCAAGCCCTCCCCTGACATCCGCCTTATCGTCGATAACACACGGGAGGAAGCATCATGAAGGCGATAGTGCCTGACCTCGTGGCGAGCGTGCATGGCGCGTGGACGCCGGATGGGGCGGTGGCGCCAGTGCCGTCGGCGAGCGTGGAAGTGCGCGACGGCGCGTGGTGGCTGTGTGAGGGTACAGAGAACCTGTTCCCAGACCCGCTCAACCTGCCGTCAGTATTTAGTTCATCCCAATTTTGCACGATTACTGCTAGCGAAGAGTCAATGGGTATCGGAAATTCTCTGCTCGTGACAATTGGCGGACTTTCGGCACCTCAGTGGAATTCCATATACGCCCATCCTGATACGTACGCAACTCGAGAGCGGTTCTCCATACCTAATGGTGAGTGGGTTACGATATCGCAATTTGCGAAGCCTCGGCTCTCGGGGATGAGTTTGAAGCCGAACAGTGATCTGAGGAAAATTGGCGAGACAACACATCTCCAGAATATCGTTGGCGATCTATTTAGTCTTCCTCCTGATGCATGGACTCGCGTCTCTGTATCGGCGATTGCTGATGTGGCCGTTCCTGTCGCGGCTTTGAATGTTCGATACAGTACCGAGGGTATAGAAGGCAGTGGGGCAAACTATCTCATTGCTCTGCCACAGGTTGAGGTCGGAAAGCCCTACGCCACCCCCTTCACGGTCGGCACCCGCGTGGACGGCACCCTCACCATCCCCCACGCCCAGCGCCCCGGCACCATCCTCGTCCGCACCCGCGAATCCGGCCTGCCCGCCACCACCGAGCGCGTCACCCTCGACGGCAACGACGCGGGCACCTTCGGGCGATTCGGCATGGTTGCGTGGGACGGTAGCGCCATCACCATCGCCACCACCAGCGACACGGGCACTGAGGCGAACATGTATGACCTGTACGGGGTCCTTGCCTACAACCACATGCCAAGCCAGTACGAGATCGACCGCGTCTCCAATATCGACCCATGGACATGGGACACCATCACTCGGGACTACTCCGTCATCATCGCAGGTCGCCCACGTCTCGTGGGATCACCTCGCATTGTCGGGCGCTAGAAAGGACACACTCGTGGATATTTTGTACCTCGAACAATATTCCGCATCGCTGGAAGTCATCCCGGATACAAGTTCCTCCACCGACCCTCCAGACGAGGAGGTAACTGCCTACAGGACAGGAAGCTCTCCTGAGGTGACGGCATTTCTTGACTACACAGGTTCAGTCTCCGAGGGGAGTGTCCGCCTTTGGCTTCATGATGGGGCCGATTGGTATAAGGGAGATAGCTACTCCCTGACATCGAGCAACGGGGATGTCTCTCTGATGTGGGATGTTGGGAAGTACCAGGTGTTCACTTTCCAGATCGAGGACATCTCGGGCGGCGGAACCGTGCGGGTCTCCGTGAAAGGATCGTAATCATGGCGCTCACTCTTGCCGAACGCGCAAATCTGGCCGACGACTCACAGTTCATCCGAAAAGTCCGGCAGGCGCTCATCCGACATGCTGTCTACCAGCGTGGGCGAACCCCGGATGGGGAGAACTTCTCATCGCTCCAGCAGCTCGGGATCTCCGTTCTTCAGAACCCGGAGGGGGAATCGAGACGATTCGCACATGGCGTCGCCTCCGATCCCATGATCGAGAGCAAGTCGCCGCAAGACAGCACCATCTCGTCCGTCATTGAGGTGATCTTCCCGGCTTACACGTCATTTATCGAGTCGCCGCCTGCTCCAGAGGAAGAGGAGCCGGAGAGTAGCGAATAGTCGGTATGTTGTGGTAGTATGTCCATGTGAACGACGCCTCCTCCCTGGTCGTTCGCGTGGTGCCTCTCCTCAGGACCAGAACGCCCCGGTGATATCTTTCACCGGGGCGTTCTGTATGTGCTAGAAGATGTCGCGCTTCCCTGATCGCCGTCGTTCCTCCCACGCCATTTTCTCTTCCTCCGCCGCGATCCACTCGCGATAGAAATCCACCTTGCTTTGATAGGCCACGTTGTACCGGTAGACTTCCTCATCGTCTTCGGTGTATACACCCGCATCGTCGAAGGGGACCTCGATATCGACGCCATCCGCTTCGATCAGGAACTTCCCGGCCTGATGCATTTCATGGCAACACAACTGGCCTGTTCTCTCGTTCGGTATCGGCAGGTGACCGAAAATATTGACGTGTTCCTTTGCGTATTCCTGCCACTCGGGAAGATCGCGGATTGTCATTATTCACTCCTAGTGTAATACTACGATCATGTTGCACAGGGAGGTCATGCTTGGAGACACGATGACCCTCCTGCAATCTTACACGAGCCGGGAAGTCGCCGATCACTTCGGCATTTCTGAGAGCACGATTCGCTGGTACAAGAAAAGCGGACTGATCTCACCTCTTCTCCCCCGGAATCTCTACACCGTCCGCGAGGGCGTCTCCAGCGTGTACAAGGGGTTTGGCCCCCAGCACATGCAGGAACTCCGCCGGATTCTGGAGATGAAGGAACAAAACCGGACCCTTCGCGATATGCGGGATGCCCTCCATCCGGAGGACGATGAATGAATATTCCCGCATCCGCGCATATCGCTCTATCCCGGCAATCCGCAATCTCTCCATTCCTTCTCGAACCCGCCATCGTCCCCGGTCTCGGTCCGGACCTGGATCGAGTCCCTGACGATCTCCATGAATGGCTGGTGTGGAAGCATCGCGTCAGCGCGCTTCGTGAGGAGGTCCGCCGTTCCTGCGAGGGAGATACGCGCGAGGCAGCGAAGAACCGAGCCGCCGAGATGCGGCTGTGTGCCGACGACCCCGCCTACTTCCTGATCATGTACGGGGTTGTCTTCGAGCCCCGGAAATACAGGGATCGGAAGCCGGGGTGGTACCGGTGGATGCTCTTTGCCAGTCAGGTGAAGACGATCCGGGCGATTCAGTTCGCCATGAATGCGGAAGAACTGGGCCGGGGCGACCTCATTGTGGAAAAGTCCCGCGAGATGGGATTCTCGTGGATCGTTTGTGGATATATCGCACACCAGTTTCTCTTCTCCGATCACTTCGTCGCCGGTCTGATCAGCCGAAACGCCGAGAAAGTGGATCGGACGGGCGATACCGATACCCTCTTTTACAAAATCCGGGCGAATCTCGGCATCATCGAACAGGTCCCGGACTATCTCCGCCTCCCCAAATGGATGATGCCTGCGGGATTCAACGCCGAGGACCACTCCCTCCTTCGCCTGATCACGCATCCGACCAAAACGAACACCATCGTTGGCGAGACGACAACGGAGATGGCGGGTGTCGGTGGACGCGCCACACTTCGATTCTCCGATGAGGCGGCTCGATTCGACGACTTCGATCAGGCATGGGCGAATCAGGGCGGGACATCCAACCATCGCATTGCCGGCTCGTCGGCAGATACGAAGAGCCCGGGGTTCAAGATTCTTGCCGATCTCGGCAAGGAGTGCATCGCCAATCCCCAGCGGGAGGGACCCACATTCCTGCGTCTCGACTGGTGGTATAACCCGTATCACACGCAGGAATGGTACGAGAACGAGAAGGCTCGGTTCAAAACCGACCCTCACTACTTCGCACGGGAGTACGAACTTGACTACTACGCCGGTGCCGGTCAGTCCACCTACCCCCGATTCAGTCTGATCCGGCCATCGAACTCACCATACGATCCCTATCTCGGGCGCCTCTGGTGCACGATAGACCCCGGCCTTGCCGATCCTCCAGCCGCTGTCTGGATTCAGGAGGATCGCGCGGCCAAGCGATACCGCATTGTCAACTCCTTCATGGGTCGCGGCGGGGAGGATGCTGAATTCCTGACATCCATCGTGCTTGGCATCCCCCTTTCCGGTCTCGGGTACGACTATGGCTCCTATCCCGGTCTCCATGACCTCATGGCGTGGACGGGATCGCTCAACCGGGCGGTCATCTATGTCGGCGATCCGGCAGGAAGGAACGCTGGCGGCGCGTCGCACAAGTCGTTCTACGACGGGATGACGACATCGAGCCGCGATATGTCAGGCGGGTCGTCCGTTATCAACGTCCGCACCATCACGAAGATCGAAAAAAGCGGTCAGGGTGACGCCCGGTCGTTCCAGAACCGACGAACCGCCATCAACAAGCTCACGCATCGGATGGACTTCGACGCGAATCCGGGCGGGATCATGGTGCTCACCGCACTTCAGGAGACCCGATATCTTCAGCGGAAAGAAGGACGAACGTACCAGTCCGAGCTCCTTGAACCGGCCCATGACAAGTGGTCCCACCTTCGCAGCGCCGTGGAGTTCTGGGCCGTCATCATCACGGAAGACGAGCAAATTCGCGAGGTGACGGAAGACATCACCGCTGCCCCGATCAGGATATCGATGAGTGGCCGCACGGTCGCATGATAGAATGGTCACGTATTGTATAGACAAATGGAGTGTGAACGATGGTCCTGCCAATGATGAACCCCGGACAGCAGCAGCCCGGTCCGCCGATGACTCCGGCAGGACCGGCAATGGGCGTGGCTCCCCTTCCGGGGATGAACCCACAGCCGCAGCCGCCAGTTCCCGCCCCGTCGCCCCTGGGCATGATGGGTGGCCCGGAAGGCGCACAGCCGATGATGGGCGAGATGGACCCGCTGTCATCACTGGACGACCCGCAGGTGATGTCCGCCCTCCTCGATCTCATGGCCGAGATGGAGGAGTTGCAGAACGGGCCGATCTATCCCCGGTGGTACAAGCCCAAGCATTATCCCAAGCCGAAGATTTCGGATGTCATCGCCAAGGTCAATCAGGACCACGAGCTGTACCAGCTCCTGATCAAGCGCATTCGTGCCGACCGCCGCCTGCTTCGCCTGATGGATGTTGGCAAGTTCAAGGATGCTGACGATATCGAGGTGACGTTTCAGGATGCCTCGCTCGTGCATGACCTCGCGCTGGTCATCACGTTGCTCGCCGGATGCGATCTTAACTTCGAGGCGAAGGCGAAGAACATGGGTGAGCGCGAGCTGGCGGAGAAGAAGGAGCAGTTCTCCCACGCGCTCCGGGATCAGACAAGCCGCCGTCACTTCCGCATCCACGGTACCGATCTCTCTTACGACGAAGCAAAGTTCGCAACGGAAACCGGGCATGTCGTCTACCGCCTGGAACTGGACTTCGACGCGGAGTCCGACGAAATCCCGGTGATCGTCGATCTCCTGGACCCCGTAACCTGCTACCCCACCTGGGACCGGAACGGTCTCCTGACCGTGACGCGGCTCTACGCCGACAACGTAGGGACCATCGTCAACACATGGGATGACGATGGCGAGAAGGGCATCGAGGCGGCGCTGACATCCCAGAAGTTTCGTGACCCCACGACACAGGCTGATCGTTACCGGACACTCGATGACAAAGTGGAGATCATGGAGTACTGGGATCGCCGGTGGAAAATCATCGTCGCCTCCGGTGTGGAGGTCGTCCGGGTGGAGCATCGGTTCGGGTTCGTCCCCTTCCACTACGGGCGATCCCCGTTCGGCGATGCCGGGCCGATGAGTCTGGAGGCCCTTCACGCGACGCATGGTCAGCCGTCCGGAATGACCGCGCTTGAGATCGCCAGCAAGGGGCTCTCCCATATCTGGGCGACCAAGACGACGCACCTCCAGCGGGAAGCGATCCTCGGTCGGCTGATGACGGAGTTGAAGAAGTCGGCCAACCCGGACCGCACCTTCTCCCAGACACCGGATCGGTACGGCAAGAAGCCTCTGGTGTCCAATGCCGAAGGGTCGATCTCGATGCTTCTGGAAGGTTCCGAGAAGGAGCTGCCGCCTGTTCAGAAGCCCGGCCTGTCTCTCGCCCCACCGGTTCTCGCCGCCGTTGGCGAAGCGAACCAGCGCGGGATGATGCCTGCCGCCGCCTATGGCGTGACGATGAATGCGAACCAGTCGGGAACGGCCATCGAGGGGATGAACGAATCCGGTCGAGACAAGACAACGCCGTGGCTGAAGATGCTTTGCGCGGCGCATATCGACGTTGCGGAGAAGGCAATGACGCTTGTCCGAGACTGGGGGCACCTGCTCGGGTCGGAGGGTCAGCGCGGGACGTTCTTCATCGAGCGATCCCGACCCGTTCCGGGCAAAGACGATACGATCATGCTGACGCCTGCCGAGCTGCGTCAGGTCGGCGTCAAGATCAACTGCAAGATGACCTCACTTCGTCTCTCGAATCTCGGGAATCTCGGACAGGCGATCATGCCGTGGATTCAGGGAGGCATGATGGAGAAGGTCGAGGCAATGGAACTCCGTGGCGTACAGGACCCCCTCGCTGCCCTGCGACGCATCGAGATCGAGCAGTTCAAGTCCGACCCTGCGTACAAGCAGGTCGCCATCATGCGCTGGCTGCAGGAGGAAGGGCTCTATGAGGACGCGCTTCTGTACCAGCAGATCATCTCCGCCCAAGGCGGAGCGCAGGGCGGTCCTCCGCCATCACCGGCAGGTGGCTTGCAGGGTGGAGCGCAACCGCCACAGGCGCAGAACGGTGGCGCACCGGGCGGACCTATTGGGCCGAATCAGGCACAAGGCGGTCAAGGGTCAATGGGGATGCCGTCTCGACTCCCCGGACCGCCGCCATCGACACAGGGGCTCCCGCCGGGCGCAATGTAGTCTTCCAAGGGAAGTGGTCCGGCAGTTCAACTGCCGGACCACTTCTTATCGTCGCTTCCAAAGGATGTGCGCATCTGATATGGAGACGACGACATGGCTTACCCCGGCACAATCGGTCCGATAGACGAATCGACCGGCCTGCAAAAGACCCAGCAGCAAATCAACAATGACACCGCGTCCCTTCTCTCGGCCCAGCAGCAGGCGGCTTCGGCTGGCGCGACGGGGACGAATGCCGGAGGCCTTTCCCCGCTGACCGGATGGGCACAGAACCAGGGATTTACTCCCGAGCTTCTGGCCGACAACATCTACGACAGCCCGTGGTGGATGCTGCCGTATGTCTTCCAGGGGATCAAGACCGACAGCCCCGGCTATCAGGCGCTGCGCGACATCGGCGGCGATCCGATGGCGCTCTACAACATCATCTACGGCTCAAACGGCATGATCCCGCAGGAGTCTCACGGTGATTACGCGAACTTCCTGAACGAACTGTATTCGGGACTCGGGACGGCAGGCGGCCAGGGGATCAACGCCCGGCAGCTCCTCGCCAACATCTTCGGCGCGGGAAGCGACTCTACGCTCGGGCAGGTCATGAGCGCGGGCGATATGTCCCAGCAGACACGGACCCTGTACAACCTGATCCGCGATGCGACCAACATGGGCCTGAATCCGTTGGCGGCATCGGGGTATCAGAGCGCGACTGCCCGAGCGCTGGACGACTACGGTTCCTCAATGCTGACCAAGAACGCTGGTGATACGGTCGGGCCTGCCGAATACCTCCGGCAGAATCGGCCCGACCTGATGGTGAGGTAGGATATGGCCTCGATCTGGGATACCCCGTATACCGGCTCCAGTGGAGGGTACAGCACGGGATTTGGGTCGAATGGTGGTGGGACGAATCCCTTTTACCAGCAGGGGTCGAACTATGGTGCCGATCAGGATTGGGCGAGTACGCCACTAACCGGAACCATCCGGGAGCAGAACCCCCAGCTCGCTTTCAGCGAATGGCTGGGCGGTCTCGGTATCCCCGACAACGACACCAGTTTCAACCGCTATCTCTACGCACAGTATCCCAGATTCGAGCGAGCCTACGGTATGGCGACGTTGCAGAACCCATTCATCACCATCGGGGACTTCATCCAGAGCATGCCGGGTCTCTCACAATTGCAGCAGCAATTCCAGTCGCTTTCACAGCAGCAGCGTGGCGAAGACTGGCGGAGCTTCAGCCCTCAGGCACGCTGGATCACGAGATAACACGAGGGGAGTGAGCGTGTATGGATTCGTTCGCAACCCGCGCCGCGTACTCAGGGTCGCCCCTGCAAACCGAATGGAACCACTTGCCGAACGGAAATCTTCTCGATTCGGCGTATGAGTCGTGGTATCGACAGAATCAGGCTCCGTGGGGCTACGACCAGATGCCGTCGTCCTACGGCCAGTCCTCGTACGGACCCGTCAATCAATTCGGGAACTACGCCGGATACGAGCCGCTGTCGGGATTCACCTCGAAGTCAATCAATGCCGACATCAACGAGTGGCTGCAACGAAAGTATCCGGAACTCTTCGACTGGGAGAGCGGGACCGTCAACATGGGCGGCGGGATCAGCGCCGGAGATGTGAGCCGGAACCCGGGCTTCGGCCAGTTCGCCCAGACACCGGGTCTCTTCGACGCGATCCAGAATGCGGCGAATGCCTACGGCGTACCCGCGAACTTCCTGAAAGTCATGATTGCCCGAGAGTCGTCAGGAGACTGGGCGAGAGATGGAGGACGTGCGCCATACATCTCTTCGCATCAGGGAAGGATTCTCCCCTTCGTCGGCATCTTCGACTTCACACTCGCGAGTCGCGTCCCCGGCGTGTCGTTCGATTCCCTGATTGGCAACATGCAGGGACAGGTCGATGCCGCTGCCGCCGTTCTCCGATCGATCTATGACGAAGTTCGAAGCCAGAATCCTCAGTACGGATGGCTCAATGTCGCGGCCATGTACTACTCCGGAGACCCGTCGGGAGCCACGAACCCGGCAGGATCGGAGCAGTACGGAAGCACACGGGAGTATATGGCGAGCGTTCAGGAATGGTGGAGTGCCGAAGACACCTGGGTGCAGCAGAATGGCGGTCAGCTCTGGCGGGAGGACGGGTCGATATCGGCGCCGACGACTGCCGAGTGGAAGAACGTCAACCAGTGGGACCAGTACGTTCTCGCCGCATCCGGTCGGTACGGTGTCCCGGCGAACCTGATCAAGGCCATTATCCGCGCGGAGTCGGGCGGCGACCCATCGGCGATCTCGCCAGTTGGCGCATCCGGTCTGATGCAGGTCATGCCGGACATCCACAATGCCGATCAGCAGCGCCTTCTCACCGACCCCGGATATGCAATTGATGTCGGGACTCGCATCCTTAAGGAGAACTTCGACCAGTACGGATCGTGGGATATGGCGGCGAAGGCCTATCTCGGTCTCACCGGGACTGATAGCTACGGGACGGACGCCGCGACCTACTGGAGCCGGGTCAATTCCTACTGGAGCGAACTCGACGCCAATGCCTCCGGCATGTTCGGGGGTGCGACCGGGAAGCCAACCGAAGCGCTGACGAACCTCGACGCGATCTGGGGCGGCGCGAAGAACAAGGATGGCACACCGTTTGGCACCTCCCAGCAAAACGGTGACACGAATGAATGGGTGCAATCCCATCCGGATATGTATGCCTACTCCTACGGATTGCTCGGACATCTCGGGCACCCGGGAGACGACTGGGTGATGCCAGCGGGGACTCAGCTCTACGCCCCGGCGAGCGGTGAAGTCATCGTCGCCGGAGGGTCGGGATCGTACGGGTGGTACGGAAATACCCAGCCACAAACGGGAGAACTCCGGATTCGTCTCGATAACGGTCACGAGATCATTCTCGGTCACATGTCCGGTATCCACGTCACGGTCGGCCAACGTGTCACGGCAGGTCAGTATGTGGGTCTCTCAGGCGGGGCGGGATCGGGCGATCACCTCCACCTCGAATACCGTATCCCGAATCCAAGCTTCTCATCAGGCTGGCAATCGGTCGATCCGTCGTCTGCCCTGCGCGGCATTTACGGCGGGTCGTTCACCACGGCGGGGTCCGCAAAGGGCGCTGGCGTTGATCGTCCCTACACCTACAAGGACCTTCTCCGGGCGGGCGCGTCCGGCTCCACGATCTTCGGCGGCAAGACCGGATCGACGGGATCAGGATGGAGCGACTTCCTCCGATCCTTCATGCGCACCGGTCAACCTCCTGCCGGATACAGCCGTGTTGATTACGCGAACCTGCCATCGAGATAGAAAGGCGATCCATGTCCACTCCTTTTGACCGGTTCCTTGGTGAGATGACATCCGGCATGGGCGTCAATACCGGAACCCAGCCGGTCGATCCGCGCCCGTGGTCTCCCGGCGCGGCTTCGTCCTCCCCGACTCCATCCATCCAGACGATGCCGCAGGACTTCATGGCGCTCATCCAGCAGGCGATCAGTCAGGTCCAGCCGGTCCAGGCACCTCCGCCACAGGCAGTGAACCCCGCCGCGATTCAGCAAGGGTTCCAGCGACCGAATCCTGCATTGGCCTCCACGCAGCCCATGAGCGGCGGCGGCGCTCAATCGTTCCAGCAGGACGAGCCGGAGATCACCGAGCCGTGGGTCATGGTGGAGTATCAGTCCGCCGACGGACCGACATGGTTCTACATCCCGGAGTCCAAGCTCTTTGAAGCCCCGGATGGCGTGCGTGTCCGGGAGGATACGCGCACCGACGACCCGGCGAGGATCGGGGCCGCGCGCGCGAACGGCTACACCTACGATCAGCAGTCGCCCGACGTGCAGAGTGCCTTCCGGACCGCGCAGGAGGTCTCCGACGCCCGGTATCAGAAGTCGCAGAACCCGCAGGATGTCCCGGTCGGGCCGCTCCCCGATACACCATCCACAACCGCCAGCCTCACCCCCGAGCAGGAAGCCCAACGACGTCAGGCGCTCGGGATGACGGATGACGAGGAGGCCCAGCACTTCGTGGTCGCGGACCTGAAGGCGCAGGCGGAGGCGTCAGGGGATACCGAACTGCTGCAAACGTTGGCGGTGCTCGAAGAGAACGGGATCACGGATTTCAACTCGACCGACATCCTGATGCAGAATCCGAGCACGGGCAAGCTGATGGCGGTCAGCCCGGAACAAACGGTCACAGACCCGGCGACCGGCGAGACCACGCTGGCCTCTGCCCACGAGACGAACGAACCCGTCGGTACGCCGCTCCCGGCGCTGACCACGGACGATCTGCGAAAGACGAACCCGGCGGCGGCGAACGACCTGGAGAAGGCCGGGGTCTTCATGATCCGTCAGGGCCAAATGGCGATCCGCCTGCCGAACGGCATGGTCATGGTCGTCAACGATGTCTACGACGTGCCAGAGGGCGGAGAAGTCCTTGCCTACGGTGGGAAGAGCGAAGAGCGTGCCGACCGTCGCCTGATCGACGGACCCGGCGATATCCTCAAGCCCCTCCCGATTGTGGCCAGCGGGATCAAGGACGCCGTGATCAACACCGCTGTGGGCGGCCTGGAACTGGCATCGAATATCTACGACAAGCCGCGTCAGTGGAAGACCGGGGAGAACGGCGAGGCCGCGTACCAGTGGGCAATCAGCGATGACCCGAACCCGTTCCAGTCTCCGCAGGGTCTCGGTTACAACACGGGCGGATTCTCGCCGGATGGCGAGGGCGGTCTGGAGCGGGAGTCCAGCCCCGGATTCGAGGCGTGGGTCAATGACAACCGGGAGCTTGTCGCCAGCCTGTACGAGAATGGATACACCGACCCCAAGACCGGTCGCACATTCGAGGGCGGTCAGGCCGTCTGGGAGCGGTACAGCGCCGACGCCCCGCTCTACCAGCGCATCGCTGAATCAATCGTTGAAGACCCGCTCAACACACTTGCCGCTGCTTCCAGCGTGACCCGAGGGGCGGCCCGTGGTGTCGCCGGGTCGGCAGGAGATGTCTCGCGTGGCGCGATGGCATTGTCACGCGGTCTCTCGGGTGCCGCGCGCGTACTCGATCTCCCGGACGAGCTGATCGGAAAACCAATTGCTGCGATACCTGGAGTTCTCGGCAAAGGCGTCGCCGCCCTCCCACGAGACATTCCTCTGGGACGTGGCCGCTGGAACCCGGTCACGAAGACGATGGAGTATCCGAAGGTCCTCCCGGGGCCGGGCCGTCTTGTCGATCTCGCTGACCCGGCATCCGTCGCGGTGAACCGGGCGCAGCAAACCCTTCGCGACGTGATGAAGATGGGGCCAGAACAGGTTCCGGCAGGGCAACAGGGGCTCGGCCCCGCGCCTGCCCCACAGAACCCGGCGGCAGCACCCCCGAAGCCGGGAGGAGCGGGGCCAACACACGGGCAGATCATTGAAGAGCCTGCCCTGCCGATGGAGGTCCGTCCCGATGCCGGGAGTAAAAAGAACCGGGGCAAGTCGCCGCTTCGCGTCACACCGCAGGAAGCGCAAGGTCTGATCCCGGACTCGATTCCTGACGGGCGGATGGCCGCACTCCCGGACGCCGATGGCATCTACCCGGACCTGACGCCTGACCAGATGCAGCAGATGAGCGTCGCGGAGATTTCCCGGTACGAGGCGATCAAAAACGGGTCGATTCCGCCAGAGCCCATGACGGTCCCCGTTCCGGAGTCGGCAACCCTGACGGGCGGCACGGCTACCTCCCCGGAACGCGCGCTCAACAACGAAGGGCCGTTCCCCGACTGGCAAGCGCCTGAGCGTTTGACTGATCGAGGGAACACGCCGTTGCGCCCGACACCGGAGACGGCACAAGGGAACGCCCCCGACCCGGTGCGACGTATGATCGAGCGCCAGCAGGCGGAGCAGGTATCGCTCCAGTCGCAGGAAAGCGCTGTCCGGAATCTCTCGCCAGGTGAGCAACTGGAACGCCGTCGTGCAGAGATGGCCGAGCGTGGCAACCCGATTACGGGAGAGCCGCAGCAGGTCATTCAGGAGTCGTCTCTCGGTCGCGCGATCGATGCCGACAGCTATCCGGAATGGGGATTCGCCGCGCCGCGAGAAGGCGAGGAAGCGGTTCAGGGGCAGCGTCGGATCGTGGACAAGGCATACGATCTCCGGTCGGAACATCCGGACCGATGGGAGGCCTTCCGCGACCTGCACGACGGGAACGCCCGTGACTTCGTGACCCGTCAGGGAGACGTTGACCCTCGCAATCTCTCGTGGAGCGACAAGCAGCTTCGCGCCGTGGACGAGGCGAACTACATCATCCACAACCTGATTCCGGACTACAACGAGGCATTCGCCGGAGTGAGCCGGGTCGAGCCGAATGACTTCCGACCGAAGTATCGTAACGGGTCGGTAAGCAAGGCCTTCGACGATGAGCTGATCGAGACCGCGATTTTCGGTGACGGACGCGCATCGGCATCGGCGCGGAACCAGTTGTCCGGTCGGGCCAACATGCAAGCGCGGCGCAAGGGTGACGACACGCTCAAGGCGCTGATGCCGGAGATCGACGATCTCCGCCGGTCATACCTCTCCCAAGTGGAAGACACGACGCAAAAGACACTTGCCGATGCCATGCAGGCGGGTGTCAAGAGCGGAACGACCGACATGGTGATCCGCGATCTGCCGATGAACAAGGTCAGGGCAGTCCGCGATCTGACGCCGGAGCAACGCGCCGACCTTGGCATCCCCGACTTCCAGATGCGAGAGGCCGACTTCGCCGAACAGTCGGTTAAGGATATCGTTGACAACTTCGACCCCAACCAGTTCGACCCGATCAAGGTCGTTGAAGGCAAGGATGGGAACTTCTATGTCACGTCCGGCCACAGCCGTCGCGAAGCGTTCCGCCGCATGGGACGCGAGACGATTCCGGCGCATATCCAAAGCGGCGACATCGGTTCGATTACCCGGACCGCGAAGCTCTCCAATACCGCAGGAACCGCCCTCGACCCGATCAATCAGGGGCGCGTGGCACGGGAGCTGACCGCGCAGGGAGACACGCTGGATCAGGTCGCGTCATCAATGAAGATCAAGAAGTCCGAGGTCAATCGTTACATCGACGCATCCTACATCCCGCAAGGTCCGCTGTATGACGCGGTTGTCGGGCAGCAGGTGCGTCTCGACATGGCATCGTCGCTCGGGAACGCTGTCCGGAAGGACATCATGTCGCCGCAGGAGGTCAACGACTTCTTCGTGCGAGTCGTTCTTCCCGAACGCCTGACCGCCGCCGATGTCCGGGCGGAGGTGATCGCGCACGCCCAGATGAAGGCGAAGTCCGGTCTGACGCAGGACGCCTTCGGCTCCACCGGGTTCTGGGAGTCACGGCGGGAAATGGCATCGGTCCGCAAGGAACTTCGCAAGGAACGAACGAAGCTCAATCGCTGGAAGAACGTGGCGAAGGAATCCCGACTGTCCCGCGAGCAGGTCCGGCTTCGGCAGGAGGCGCAGTCCAATGTCGATGCGCTGGAGAAGCGACTGGCGGACATGACGGAGGCGCAGTATGTGCCGCTCGATTCCCCGGCCAGCATCGGCGATGACATCCTTCGCCCGAATGCGCCGGAGGGCACGCCCGCACCCGGAGAGACGATCCCGAGCGCGGATCGGTCCGCCGCCGATGTCATGCGAGATTCGGGAGCGCGAGGCCTGTTCGACATGGGCATCATCAACGATCCACGCCGTCAGGCAGAAGCGCTCCACGACGCAACGGTCGGCTGGTTGAGGGAGCGGGTCGCCAACCCGTACGCCTCCCCTGCCCCCAGCCGGATCGTCACCGACGACGCCGGGAGCGTCTACTCCCTCCGGGGACGCCGACCCTCCAAGATGCTGCGGGATGTTCTCGATACCACGCTGGACGGTGGCGAGACCCTGGGCCAACGGTGGGAGCGCCGGGCGAACGAGCTCGAGACGTTCGGGCGACGCGATGACGCGGGGAAGATCACCAACACGAAACCCTTTACCGCTGCCGAGGCCGAGCAGGATGCCGCGGCGGAAGTGCTGGACGATCTTGCCATCCGCATCTTGAAGGAGAAGAAGCCCCGGCAGTACCAGCGGTATGCCGACGAGTACGCGCGGCTCTCGAAGACCCCACGGGGCGAGGACCGGATCGAGGCCGTGCGTCGCACGAAGGCGCTCGCGAAGTCTTACGGCAAGAACGTCCCGCTCGGGGTCTACGACGGGGCGCTCTCGGTCCTGCGCGAGATGGCCCTGTATGGCACCTACACCGGGTGGCGCTACATCCTGACGCAGGCGGTCGGCAACAGTATCACCCTGATGCTGACCGGGCATGGCGATGTCGTGCTCGATTCCCTGCGACCCCGGAACTACCGGGGGGCGCTGGCGGAGATTCGCGCCGGAGAGAACACGGCGGTGTCCAGTATCGCGGGACTCGCATCGGAGAAGGGTGTAACCGGGGCCGACGGCAAAACCATGCTGCGGGCGCTGGACGAGATCGGTGAGCTTCCGGCGGCCCTGATGCACGATGCCGCCGATGACGTGCTTGCCGAACTCGGGCTGGCGGGGACTCGCGCCGATCTCGGGAGGCTGGTGAAAGATCAGATTTCGACGGTCCAGCGCGAGACGGCATCACAGGGGATGCGGGCACGGGAGGTGGCCGACAACCTGCGGCTGGGACGAATGAAGCTGCCGAAGATGGGATGGGCGACCTCGCCGCTGGCCAACCGGCACATCCGGGATTGGGCGAATGCCTTCGACCTGACGGCGCGCAAGACACTCTACGCCGACCAGATGCAGAAGGGCGTCGCCGCCATGCGGGGCGACCTGTACCAGCATATGCTCGCCCGGAAACCGGCGAACATCACCGAGGATTCGTTCAACGCCGTCTGGGAGAGGCTGCCGAACACCTTCGGGGCAGACCGGGTGCGAGAGACGTTCGCCAGCCTCGATGCCGGATGGGCCGAGCGCATGGCGCGTGACTGGCAGAACAGCATCCTCCACCTGGATGAGACGGCGCGGAAGGAAGTCCGCCGGGTCATGTTCTCCGGCGAGGAAACGAACGCCGATGCGATCCTGCGCCGGACGATCTTCTTCCACTACTGGATGAGCCGCGCGGTCCCGCTCTACACGGCGTCGGTGGCCAAGCACCCCGGGATGATGAACGCCTACTTCAATGCAATGTCGGCGCTGGAACGGGACACGCAGGATGACAGCCCGAGCGTTCGCGGTCTGCTGAAGGTCATGAACTCGTGGCTGGGATGGAATATCTACATTCGCCCGGATGCGATGTTCCAGCTCTTCAATATCGTGGGCGACGGGTCGGCCTTCAACCCGGACAACGAGAGTCCGGTCGGTCGCTTCATGCGCTCCACCGGTCTCTTCTGGAACCCGGTCGTGGCATCCGTCGCGAACTACGCCGGGCTGATGGGCGACACGTTCGCGCCGGACCCGCTCATGATGGGTCAGTGGACGAGCCTCGTGCAGCTCGGGGTAGATGCGATGAAGGATGCCGGATGGGTTCCGGACAGGACACCGACCGGGAACTTCTACACCGATATCAATGCCCGGGCGCGGGAGACGATCTCGGGCTGGACGGACGGATTCCTGCCGGGAGCCTCCCGCATCTTCGCCAACGACGCGACGGGATTCCCGCGCCGCGACCTGAACTTCCTGATTCAGGATGTGGCCGAGGAGCGAGGTCTCGACCCCAACGGACCGGAGGCGCAGGCGGCGATGGATGACCCGGAGAGCGACCTCTATCAGGAGGCCTTCCACCGATTCGTGATGGGACGTGGCGCGGTCTCGCTGGCGCGGGTGTTCCCGACGTCGCTTTTCTACCCGAAGGCGCGGGTCGCCCGGGCCGACGAGGTGAGCAAGGCGATCCGGACGGCCACCGGGGACGAGCGACAGGCCCTGTATAACCAGCGCGACATCGCCAACACTGGCGACCCGATGGCCCGGCGGCTGAAGACCGAGGCGAACGGCTACTACGACGTGGGCACCGACTTCGAGCGGAATGCTTACCGCACCTACAACCAGATTCGCTACGGCGATCTCGATGGCTCGGTGGATATCGGCGGGATCAGCCGGAACGAGCGGGCACTATCCCAATTCGATGAAGACGACCGCAAGGCACTGGCCGATCAGTGGGCCGCGGAGAGCCGGAGTACCGAGGCGATCCAGTCCCTCCGGGACAAGCGGCAGGCGTTCCGCGAGGCGCATCCCGCATGGGATGCCTACCTGACATGGTCGCAGCAGGTGCGGGACTACGACGGCGGTCCGTGGGTGTACTGGCGGGACATGTCCGAAGGGAACCCGAACGCGGCGCGGTGGCTGGACGGCCAGAACGAGTTTGTGTCTCTGGACGAGATCGACCGGCAACTCACAGGGGTCGAGGCCTACATGGCCTTCAGCGGCGTGCAGCCGACGGTGTTCGACGCCAAACCGACCGCGACGAATACCCCGACCCCGCCGACCCCGTACAACCCGGCAGCGACGCAGGGATCGGGCGGCAGTTCGTCGTCCCAGAAGAAATCGCCGGAGTCCCGGATCGCGTCGGCGCTGGAATCGTACCGGACGGCCATGGACGAGTACAACGCGGCGGTGACGAACTACTACGGCTACCCGGTGGACATGGACAACATCAACCCGATGGCGGCCAATGCCTATGCGGCGCACCTGCTGGACGCGGGGATCACCCGCCCCCCCCTCTCCAACGAGGCGCAATCCTACCTGAAGTGGGTCGCCGCCCAGCCGCCCGGCTCGGACACTAGCATCATGGCCTTCGTCAAATGGGCCGGATTGAAGTAACGTTATGGCTATCTGGGGAATGGATACTGGTGTTCATCGGCGGAGGAAGTCATGTTACCCAAAGAGGTCTACGATTCCCGCAAGGTTGACCGGCTGTATATCCCGATTGCGTCTCCCGAGACGCCGCTGTCCAGTCTGGTCATGGCTCCCCTTGGGCTCCGGGCCGCCGCGCTCATCATCGATGAGGTCGTCGTCTTCGCGACGGCAGTCATACTCGTCATGATGTACGAAGCGGACGGGGCCAAAGAGGACACAAAAGGGCTCTGGTTCATTGCGTGGATCACCTACTACCTCGTCTGTGAGAAATCCTGGGGCCGGACCATCGGCAAGAAGATCGTCGGGCTCCGCGTGATCGACATGCGAACCCAACAGCGGCCCTCGTTCGGACAGGTCCTTGGCCGTCAGATCAGCAAGATCGTCGATGGGATTCTGTTCGGCATGGTCGCGTTCTATTCCATCTCCCATTCGGAATACTCCCAACGTCTCGGGGACAGACTGGCATCAACCGTCGTTATCGTGAGCGATTCATAGACTCCCGAGACGAGACATTCAGCGTATCTCCACCCTGAAGTGGTCCGGCAGTTCAACTGCCGGACCACTTCTTATTGTCGGGCATGAGCGTCATCGGGACGCGGTAAAGGAGATGCTGATGGACCCCAACGTGTTTTTTAGCAATGGCAATCCGTCCGCTTCATCCCCCGATCTTGCCACGCAGGCGACGACTCCGGTGCAGGAGGCCGTCTCGCAGGTGCCAGGGTCCGCAGGTGAACCGGACCAGAGTCAGGATCAGGTCGATCCGAGGGTTGCCGAGCTGGAAGCCAGAGCCCAACGCGCCGAGCAGGAAGCCCAGCAGTTTCGCTCCACGTTCAATCAGATCCGGACCGGGTTTGAGCAGATGCAGGCCGAGGCCGCATGGAAGCAACGCGAGGAGTCGATCTACAGCCGGGCGAAGGCAATGGAGCCGGACGAGGCGCTGATGTTCATCCGCCAGGAGGAAGCGTCCCTGCGTCGCGACCTCGAAGCGCAGGCTGAACATCGACGGCAAATGGTGGAGCGTCAGTTGGGGGCTCCGCTCTTTATTGACCATCTGGTCAAACAACACGGTCTTCCCGATGAGGCCCGGCAGGAGCTGATGAACTATGGGGACCCGAACGTGGCGGCGGCGCAAGCGCCCATCGTCAAGGCTCGGTACCAGCAAATCCAGAACCTGCAAAGCCAATTGAACCAGCTCTCCCGCTCGAATCAGGCCGGAGCGCTGCAACGCGCGGGGCTTGGAGCCAGCGGCGGCACCACACCGGTGCAAACGAAACCAATGGAATCAACCGGCGATCCCGACCTCGACGCCATGATGATCTATCGGGCGATTCAGGACGGGACGTATCAGGCGTCGCAATAGCGCCGAAAGGAACTGAATCATGGCTCAGCTCGTGGTTCGCGCGGCCCAGACGAACTATGAAACCGATGTGGCGGGTGGTACTCGCGATGTCGGCTTCAATGATCGCGATGTCGCGCCATTTATGGATGCTGTCGAGAATCAGGATACGATTTTCCTGAACAGCCTGAAGAAGGGCAAGCCGGGGAACCAGCGCAAGGAGCGCACCGGTATCCACGGTGTGACCCCGCGCGGGTCCGAAGTGGCCGCGTCGATCAATACCTCGACGGATACGATCACGGTGGTGACGAACCATGGCGTTCGGTTCCAGCAGGGGCACGTTCTCCGCGTGACCAAGACGACGACCGGCGAGTCGGAGCGCATGTGGGTGACGGAAGACCCCGGTGCATCCACGCTGAAAGTCAAGCGCGCCCGTGGCGGAACGACAGCCCTTTCGTTCACGAACGGTGACAAGATCAAGATCGTCGGGATTGCGATGCCGCAGTTGACCGACTTCCCGCTCGCACCGGTGAGCCGTGGTCGGACGTGGCACAACTTCTATCAGGAGTTCAGCAAGCACGTCATGATGTCCTCGCAGGCCCGGAAGACGCCAAACATGGAGTATCCGACCGGGGACTGGCTGGATCGCGACATGCTCCAGCTTGCCAAGGACATCAAGATGGACCTTGAGCAGGCGCTTCTCTCCGGCCGCAGGCAGGAAGGGAGCCCGAACCCGGCAGACCTCGACCCGTCGATGCTCGGTGGATTCGAGCAGTTCGCTGAACTGTCCGGCAACGTGTTCAACGTCGGCGGCAGCAGCACGAAGCTCTCGCTCGAACCGCTGGAGGACGCGCTGATCCGGATGGATGAGCAGATCGGTTCCAATGCGGGCTCGAAGTTGCTGATGTCGATCCGGACCAAGCAAATCTTCAACCGTCTCGCCTACCCGTCCCGATACCAGATGGGGATGAGCGGCGGTAAGGCGGAGACGCGATGGAACACGGTCCAGCTCGAAGTCGGCGATTACGAGTTCTCCCATGTCAAGGGGGTTCCGGACGGGAAGATTTTCATCTACAACCCGTCGTGGCCCGAATACGCGCCATTCGATGGCCTTGACTGGAAGGAGAAGGAGGTCCCAACCAAGGGTAACTACGTCTGGAAGGGCATCTCCGGCACGTTCACGTACCGACCGGGCAAGGTCCCCGGATACGGCGTGATCCACAACTTCGACATCAACCTGGCGAACTACCCGCAGTGGGGCAAGCCCGCCGCCTAGGTGGTTGAGACGGGCGGAGCGTCATACCCCGCCCGTACGGGAAAGGACATCATCATGGCGATCCTGCCAAAGAACATGATCACCCAGCCGTATGCGAACGCACACGTTGCCTATCAGGCGGACAGCATCGCGACGAATGCCAGCACCAACGATGCATCGAAGACCGAGACGTCATGGCACAGCCAGTACGGCATCGAAGTCGAGCAGGATGACGAGACCCCGTTCGGCGTGACTGCCGTTGGCGAAGGGATCGTCCTCGTTACCGATGTCGCATCGGACATGAAGACGAGGGCGGAAATCGAGGACAAGGTTTCCAGCTAGCCGAGGGGCGGGGACTCCCCGTCCCTCTCCGTAAGGGGATGAGTTCATGTCCAGTGTTGAGCAGGTCGAGGCCGAACTCGACGCGCAGATCGCGGCTCTGACAGATGAGGAGATCGACGGAATCTACGCCGGGGCTCCCGAGCGGTTTCAGGATATCGGGGATGAAACGATCCCGGTCGAGCAGCCGGAGGGCGGGGTCGAGCCGGAACTGTTGGAGCCACCCTCCGGGAAGGTCTTGCTCCGGAATATCAACTATCCGAACGAGGTGATCTACCTCACGCAGGATGGTGAGTTTACCGGAGAGTCGGTCAACTTCATCGAAGGGTCGCTGATCGTCAGCGAGGATATTGCCGATCAGGTGACCGCTGCCTGCCCGTGGGCAAAGCGGGAGCCGCAAACCGGTCAGGTGCTGGAGTTCGAGCACACAGGGTTCAAGACTCGCGTTCCCAGTATCTACCAGCAGCACGTCGCGGCGTACTACGACAACCTCTAGGGCAGTGCAATGAACCGGATCACCATTCAGGGCGAAAGCGCCTACGAACTCGCCGTTCGTCAGGGATTTTCCGGAACCGAGACGGATTGGCTGGCGGGCCTGAAGGGCGCCGATGGTCGTGATGGCATCGACGGGACACCGGGAACGCCGGGCCGGGACGGCATTGATGGTGATACGGGGAAGAGCGCCTACGAGATCGCCGTGATCAACGGCTTCGAGGGGTCCGAGGGTGAGTGGATCGAGAGCCTGAGGGGAGAGGTTGGGCCCGAGGGTCCGGACGGAGAACAAGGGGAGACCGGGCCGGAGGGCCCTCAGGGACCGCAGGGGCCACCCGGTGCCGGTCTCTTCATCCTCGACATCCTGGACGATGAGGCGGACCTCCCCGCCGAGGGGAGTGCGGGCGATGCCTATCTGATCGGCGGCATCGTCTATACGTGGATTGACGAGGATTGGGCCAACATCGGGCCGCTTCAGGGGCCGCAGGGTCCAGAAGGTCCGCAGGGCGTCCCCGGAACAACGACATGGGAGGGGATCGAGGACAAGCCGACGATCCCGAGCAAGACATCGGACCTTACCAACGACAGCGGATTCCTGACAGCCCATCAGGATATCTCCGGTCTGGTGCCAAAGACGACCACCGTCAACGGCCATGCCTTATCGTCGAATGTCTCCGTCACCAAGGCGGATGTCAGTCTCGGCAACGTCACCAACGATGCGCAGGTCAAGGTTTCCGATGTCGATACGTCAACATCGCTCGGATCGTCGGATACGAAAGTCCCCAGCCAGAAGGCGGTTAAGTCCTACGTCGATACCGGTCTGGTCGGGAAGGCGAATGCATCCCACACGCACACCGTTTCGGATATCACCACCGACGGGACTGCGAGCAACGCGACGTTCCTGCGTGGCGATGGACGATGGGCCGGGGTCACGGGCGGAGGAGCCGTCTCGGTCACTGCGCTTACGGACCGGTCGGAGATCAACGTGGCCTCGATGCTCACCGCCGAGATGCAATCGGGGACGGCCACGCTGGGGAAGGTCATCTCTCCCGCGACGCTGAAGGCCGCGATTGGCTACCATCCTCCGGCTTCGCACACTCACACGATAACCAGTGCGATCAATGTCGCATTCGACGGGGCTGGCTCTCCGCTGGAAGCCCAGGATGTCCGGGTCATCGTGCCGTGGGCATGCACCCTCGCCGGATGGCGTCTGGCGGCAGACGTTTCCGGCAGTGTCACCGCGACGATTGTCAATGACGGTACGAGCGTCACGATCTCCAGCGCGCCAAAGCTGACGAGTCAGAAGACGGCGAATGGATCACTTAGCTCATCACTGATTGCCAACACGATCCTTCGTGTTTCGATCAATGCCGCGACGAGTATCACCAATCTTGTCGTGATGCTATCGCTAAATCGGAGTGTGTAAATGGCAACGGTCGAACCTCTCATTTTTTTGAGCCCGAATGGGTCAAGAGACCGGGACGGCTCGGTTACGGTATCAACTGATGCAAATGTCATGACAAACCGTGGCGTAAATACATGGTATGCAGGATTGGGGACTCCGTACACGGTGTCCTCAGCACACCCCGCGACGCCGCCTAAAATGATCGCCGTCCACTTTCATCCGAATCCATCTCCACTTCCGGAAAACAAGGGACTCTATGCGTTCTCTGGGGCATCGATCTCGGTCAATAGTTTCAATATCTCAATATCAAGCGGGACTCTTGTCATTGATATGCCATCGACCACACCTGGCCCGTATCTGGTCGCGGTTGCAACCTTTGATCGTACTGTCCCCCCATCCGAGCAAAGCCGGATGACTGACCTGTCAGCATGGACATGGGCTGATCTTTCATGGGAGGGGTCAGACCAGACAGCACAGGTCATCGTGATCGACTAGGAGGACTGTTATGGCCATCCAGATTACGGCTGGCGAGCCGATCAGGTCATGGTTCGCCCATCGTCCCGGTCGCACCATGACGGTTGCGTACACGGAGCGGTCGGACGGAACACATTTTGACGACACGTTGACCCTGACCGATCTCGGAAACGGCGTGTATCGACTCGATGGCGATACATCAACCGACGACCCTCACGGCGAATGGTATGTGCTCGTGGAGGCCGACGACGGAACACGGTTCGATCAGCATTTCGATGTCCTGCCGATCCCGGCGTACTACGACAAGGTGTGGTAAATGGCGATCCAACTCACACGCGGTGAGCCTCTGGTGAGTTGGCTCACCTATCTCGATCAGGATCAGAACCCGGAAACCGGACGGACATTCACGGTCATCCGGGCGGACCGGGCGGACGGAACCAGCTTCGCCGATACGTTGTCGTGGGAAGAAACCGATGCCGGTATCTACAAGTTCACGGCTCCGACATCGCCATCTGACCCCGACGGGACATGGTATCTGGCCGTCGAGTCCGATCTCGGGCATCGGTTCGATGACTCGTTCGACGTGCTGGCAACCCCGCCCATCCAGATCGTGGCGCACCCGCCGGGATCGAACCAGACCGGAACCAGCCGGGCCGAACTCCGCCGCATGATCGCGTCCCGGATCGGCGACCTGATTCTCGTCCGGGCAACGGAAGGGTCCACGAACTCGCAGGTGATCTCGCATCAGGACCTGCTCTTCCCGAACCATGAGCTGAAGGGGATGGATATCATCTGCACCGCCGGGAATCTCGCGAACGTCAGCCAGACGGCGGTGGTCACGGTAAGCAGTGGCGATACCCGGAGCCTTGGCTTCGCCCCTCCCCTCCCTTTGCCAACCGTCGCCGGAGACACGTTCGAGCTGTACAACCGACGTGGGATCGGATGGCGCATCGCCGACTACAACTTCGCGATCAATCATGCAATCCGTCAGGCGGGAGAGGATCACGCGACCGAGCCGCATGTCGAGATGCTTGGCCACGCATACACCCGAGACGAAATCATCCCGATCCCGGAAGTTTTTTGCCGATTCTCCGGGGTGGAAATCATCGACCGGCGCGGCAGGAGATCGAGTGTGCCGCCGACCGGCTGGGAAGTTGATGTGGCGAGCCGCGAGGTCTACCTGAAGCGAGGCTGGGAACACAAGGCGCACCGACAGTCGATCCGCCTCCGGGGGCACAAGGTGCCGCCCCAGCTTTTCGGCGATGCCGACCGGACGCGCATCCCTACCGAATGGCTCGTTCATGAGGCGCTGACGCACCTGTACCAGCAGAACACGAGCACGATGCTCAATTCCGGAGATGCGTCCCGCCTGCTCTTCATGGAGCGGCAGGGAGCGGATGGCCGGAGGTCGTCGATCCTGACCGTCTACGAGCCGAACACCGTCGCCATGGATTAGTGTCATGAACCCGATCACCTACAACAATATCGCACCGGTATCGCGGGAAGATGACATCACCACTCCGAGCGAGACTGTTCGGCTGGCGGGAAAAATCCTCCCGCTCACCGGGCCACCGAATGTGACGGGGAACGGTCGGTTTCAGGGGAAGGTGACGTTCGGCGACTACTCGCACGACAGCGACCCCATCACATCGAGCTGGGTTATCGCATCGCTGGTGGGGGGTATCGGGAACGAACATCTGAAAGAGGGCGTGGACGACGAAACCTACTGGACGGGATCGCTGGAGACCCGGCACCCCGGCATGATTACACTCCTACCGGAGACGCTTGAATTCACCGGTCCCGTGACGGGTGCGGCCTACCCTCTTGGCGACTTCCCGCCCACGTCACCACAGTTCTATTGCACGTTCGGATCGACGATTGCCCGGTTCAATGTCGGGACTCAGGAGTTTGACTCCATCGGCGTGTTGCCCGGCGTTCCCGTCGGGAAGGGCGTGGTCTACGCGAACAAGATGTGGATACCGCTGGGGATCAACGGGTACGCCACGCTGGACAGCGACGGCGATATCCAGACCGAGACCGACCTGAACGTGGTCCATTTCTCGTACTGGGATAACAAGTTGGCCGCGCTCACGACCGAGAACGCCCTGAGGATCAAGTTCGGAGAACTCCCCTGGGAAGATGAGGAGGATGACCTGATCCTCCCGGCTGGTGCGCTGCCGAGACGGCTCGTTGTTTTCCGGAACCAGGAGGGCTACCCCACGCTTCACCTGATTACGAGCGAGGGAGTTTGGGCATACGACCGTCAGAACCAAATCCTGATGCAAACCGAGCTGCAGTATCCCCGGCATCCCAGTCAGGGACGGGCCGCATGCAACTGGCGCGGCGAGGCACTGTACGTTTCGGTCGGCATCGGCATCCATATGTACACCGGTGGGCTGATCAACTCGATGGGACCAGATGGCCGATACGGTCTTCCGGAGAACCTGCGCGGGACGATCACCGATCTGGAGCCCGAGTACAACGCATTGCTGGCGCTCGTGCAGGGATCGACCGTCACCGGGGAGAAGAATCAGGACTACACGTTGGCCACGGGACAGTATGGAGATCGTCTCGACCCATTCCCGGACTCGGTATCGTACTCATCGCTCCTGCGCTGGACGGGACGGGCATGGCACCCGGCATGGTTGTCGGACGATGCCACCGGAACGCCGACGTGGGCGTATGTCTCGATTGCGAGCAATGAGTACTACCTCTGGTGGGGTTATGGATCGACGATGCTCCGGCAGAAACTACCGCTCGATCAGTACACGCCGCTTCAGGGGATGCGCGTTGGCGAGAGCCGGTTCGCCCAGCGCGGCGAGTTGCTGACCGGGTGGTTCGACGCCGACATGCCCGCCTACGACAAGCTGGCCAGTCACATCGAGGTCGTGCTCGATGACGTTCTGGGGAACGGGAGATCGACCGGCAAGGTTCAGGTCTACATGCAGAAGGATTACTCCACCGCGTGGACGCTGGTGGGGGATGCAACCAAGCCGGGACGAACCGTCCTTCCCTTCAATCTTGTCGAACGGGCCGGTGGCCCTTTCCGGGACGGACAGTCGTTTCGCCGGGTTCGGTTCCGCCTCGTGTTCAGCTCGACCAACCCCCTGTACAGTCCCGTGCTTTCCAGCTTCCAGATCAGATTCCTCAAACTCCCGGTGCCGAGCCTGTCATGGACGATCAACGTCGATCTCCAGCATCCGTCGTTCCTGAACCAGGGAGCGCGGGAGCTGACCGAGTTCCTGCGCGGTCTCTCATCCGGCAACCAGTTCCATGAGTTCATTCACCGGGACCAGAGCTACAGCGTTCGCGTCGCGCAGACGACCGGTCACGAGATGACCGGGAAGGATAACCGAGCCACGATGCAACTCAGCCTGATCGAGATCAAGGTGCCGGACGATGAATTCGCGCCGATTCAGGATATCACCGTATGAGTCAGAACATGAACAACAGAAACCGGCGCGATCTGATTCGTCCGCCCATCCTGCGCTCGCCGCCGATGACACCGCGCGGTCCGCTATTGACCCGAGAGCCTGCAGACAAGGGGTATCAGGGGAAGGCGGCAGTTCCGCCCGACAACTTCGTGGGCGGGAACAACAGTCAGTACGAGTGGCAGATTTACCACGCGCTGGCAAAGGTCACGGGCGAGCCGAAAGACCCACGCATGCCGCCATTCATCGGTGCCCCCGGCATCTGGTCGTACCAGAAGGCGTGGGACGACGGGAGACATATGCCGGGCGGGTCCGTGATCGACTTCGTGGTCTATGCGGGAGGCCACAGCCGCAACACCATCGCGGTTCGAGTGCAGACCGAGCACTTCCATATCTTCGCCAGCCAGGACGTTCAGGCGTACGACATGCTCCAGTACTGGAGGCTGTCGGAGTTCTTTCAGGTCATCGACGTATATGACTCCGATTTCGCATGGGACCCGACCAACGCGGCGGCATGTTCCGTGGTGGCCGACATGCTGGCCGGGAAGGTTTTCCCGAATCCGATCACCAACGGAACTTCACAACGGGTAGCCAGACAGAAGTTCGTCTCCGTGTAGTGGTCTGGCAGTTGAACTGCCGGATCACCCCATACCTTTCTCCCCAGAAGGGAGTTGGGTATGCGAGCGACCGGCGTCGTTACGACGGTGAAGACCGGGGCACCAGTCCCCGATGGCACAACCGTCGAACTGTACCTCTACGAAGGGAATACGCTCACCTCAACCACCACAACAAACGGTGGTGAATTTTCGTTCTCCTTCAACGGGAACCCTGGACCTTATTACATCCGGGTGGACTCATCCTCAGAGGTCCATATCCACTCCAGCAAGGTCATCGGTGTCGCGGGATCGATCGACATTTCCAGCCTCCCCCTCTACTTCCGCATGTGGCAGAACGGGGTTCTCCGTGACGTTCTGGGCGAACTCGCCGTTAGCGCCAACGGTTCGGGCATGCAGGTGTCGGTGGCACCCGGTGTCGGTATCGTCCGTGGTCTCATATACGACCAGAGCGGAACGGTCACTGTCCCGATCTCCGCATCGGACAGTCAGCCCCGGATCGACGTTGTGGCACTGGAAGTCGTGCCGTCCGGCGCGAACACGACGACGGAGGGGCGGTCTCGCCTTGTCGTGGTCAAGGGGTCTCCCGGCGCTCAGCCCGTCGCCCCGTCGCTGACGCAGACGACAAACCTGTGGCAGGAGCCCATCGCTCACGTTCGCGTCGATGGAAGCGCCGTGCTTATCGCCGCCGACAAGGTGACGGACAAGCGCGTCGGCGTCACGATCCGTCTGGGGACCGGTCAGGTGGACACCGTCCACCTCGCGGACGGAGCGGTGACCAACCCCAAGCTGGCCGTCGATGCCGTCAGTACCGACCGGATCGTGGACGGTGCCGTGTCCGGAGCCAAGCTGAAGGCGGGATCGGTCACGGCAGAGAAGGTTGCCAGCAACGCGGTCGGGACATCCTCCCTGATCGACGGGGCGGTCACGGGGGACAAGATCGCCAGTGGATCCGTTACCAGCGGGAAGGTGGCCGCGAAGTCGATCACCACGGAGAAGATCGCCGATGGCGCCGTTGGCGCAACGCAACTCGCGGATGGAGCTGTCACTTCCGGGAAGATAGGATCCCGCGTGGTGACGGAACCGGCGATTGGCCAGAATGCCGTGACAGCCTATCAGATCGCCGACGGGTCTGTCTCGGCCTCGTCGATAGCGAACCTCGCGGTCACGACGGCAAAAATCGCCAACGCGGCTGTGACCAAGGACAAGATCGCCGCAAACGCCGTGTCGGAGGACCGGCTGGATGCGGCGGTTCGGACGAAGCTGAACGCCAGTAGCGGTGCGGATGCGACATTCAAGGACGTGAACTTCGCCGCGACCGGTCAGGTCGGGGGCTGGCGAACGCTGGCGACCGCGAGCCTGACGCTCGCTGCCGGGAAGTGGCTAATCGAGTCCGACGTGAATTTCACCGCACGCGGGATGGGCGGATCGGGCACCGTCACCGTGCAGTTGACCGGGAACGGTTCTCCGCAGGGGGGCGATGAATCGTCTCGCATCTTCCAGACCGTGGGTGGTGTGCCGCGCCTGATCCGGCTGACCGGTCGCATCATTGTCAACACCAGCTCAGCGAAGACATACACCGTAAACGCCCGGGTCGTTCATGACTCCGGTGATCCGACTGATGCCCGGGATGGCGTGCTTTTCGTGAAGGCATGGAAGGTCGGGTAGGACGCATGATCACACGACCAAGGACACAGAGTCATGAGTGGTGGCGAATGGACGGTGGTCCTCGCGAGCGCAACCGGGGTGGTGACCGCAATCGGTACTGCGTTTGGCGTGCTGATCAACCTCCTCATTACACAGTCAAAGGAAACCATCGGCGAGATACGGAAGGATCGGGATTATTGGCGGGAGCGAGCGGAGCGATGCGAGATGAGCCGGATTATCAGCGGTCAGACCTCCTCCCCCGCCCGGTGATGCGATTCATGACGTGGATAGGCTTATTCGATTTGGACTGGCTCGATGAGATGCGGGAACTTGCCCGAGATACGCGGAGAACGACATGTCATATTCAACAGTAATCCCCGGACTCGAAGGTGGTCCGCTCCTGACCAACCACCCTGTCTTCATTAAGCTACTGCCTCTCGACGGATATATGCGACCGGGAACCGGATTCTCCGGCACCCCGATCATGGTCCAGCACGGTACCGGGAACCCCAACAGCAGCGCTGCCAGTGAGGCCCGATGGCTTGTGGACGACCGCGCGTCGGGATCGCAGCAGAGCTATCATTACATCACCGATGACAAGGAAACGTGGGTCTGCCTCCCGCTCAATGAGCATGGATGGCATGCGGCGGACAGCGGCGGCCCCGGCAACATGCGTGGTATCGCCTGCGAAATGATCGAGAGCACCGCCGTTTGGAACGATCCCGCCCGGCGCGCCAAGTGCATCGAGAATGCGGCGGAGATCATGGGTCGCACGGCGGCGAGAAAGAAGGCCAGCGGCCCCGAGCAGCATTGGGCTTTCAACTACATGTTGCCGACCAACCTACGCCATGACTGCCCGAACAAGTTGCGGCATGTGTATATCAACGGTCGCCTTGCCTGGGGAATCTACGTCGAGCGGTTCGAGTTCTACTACAACGAAGAGATCGCGTCCATGGGCGGGAAGCCAGTCCCCACGCCGGAGCCTGCGACCCCGATCAAGGCCGGGGATCGCGTTCGTGTCACCGAGAACCTGAACGTCCGTCGCGGCTATGGTCTCTCGTTCCCCGTGATCGCCACGCTCCCCGCAGGAACCATTGCGAACGTCGGGAACGATCCCGATGGCCGTCACGCTGTCGATGCCGATGGGTATACGTGGATCAACATCGCATTCGGGAAGGACAGCGGGTGGGCGGCATCGAGCTGGTTGGAGAAGATCGCCGCCCCTGAGCCAGCCCCGGCACCAACGCCGAAGGGGAAGTCGTTCGAGGTTTTGTACGGGCCGATCCCGGTCCGCAAGGAACCTGGATTCAACGGAAAGATCATTGGGGAGTTCTCGGTTGGGTCGAAGGGGAAGGTGGTCGATGGGCCAAAACAGATGGACACCCTGATCTGGTATCTCGTCGATGGTGATGTCGATGGATGGATACCGACCGGGATTCTCAAAGCCGTCGATGTTGCGTAGGGAGGAAGGCCAATGGACAAGCACACGCCAGCCGAACGTGAATACCGCCTCGACGCATTCGCAAATGGATTGCCGTTCCACGAAGGTCCGCTCGGAGAAGTCCCTGAGTACAACGGCGTATTCGTCGAAGACCTTTTGCATGCAGCCAAAGAAAGACTGGAGCATCACAACGCTGGCCCATTCCGATGTCGAGAGAACATCCTGGCCATCACCAAGATCGAGGAAGGGCTCCACTGGTTGCAGGCGAGAACAGATCGCCGTGTCTTGGCCGGAGTCGAAGGTACGCACCAGACAATGAAAGACGAAGGATAGAACCATGAACCGCGATGTTGTCAATCGAACCGTCCGGACATTTCTCCAGTCATTTGTCGGGACATTTTCCCTGTTCTCCATCCCCTACCTGAACGGTCTCGTAACCGGCGTGGGCGAGTCCGGCGACATTGCCCTTGACTTCACCTTCCTCGGGAAGATCGCCGTTGCGGCATTGATCGCCGGGTTCATTTCCCTCATCACCTTCGTGCAGAACGCGCTTGAAGATGCGAGCGGGTCCGGGTTCCTCAAGCCTGACGAGTAGCCCGGACTGATCACGCACGGAGAGTACGCATGGCGGGGATACCATGGTCTACCGACGAGTTGGCCGCGTGTTTGTCGATGGACTATCCACAGTTCACCCAGTTATACCCTGATCGAACCTTCGACGGATATCGACTGAAGCGGCAGAAGTTGACAGCGGAGGGGACAACGTTCCCGGTCCAGGCGGACAAAAAGATCGGTGAGTTTAACTGGAGAGACGCCAACTCGCTGATCGGTCAGATGCAGGGGATGAAGCACAAGGCCTCGTGGACGCAAACAGAAGCCGCCATCGAGATCGACGCGGACGAACCTGTCTGCGTCCTCGCCCTGTCAGACATGCACATCGGTGACTGGGCAACGAACCACACGTTGCTGGAAGAAGTCACCGATGAAATCCTCTCCACACCGAACCTCTATATCGCCCTCCTCGGCGACCTCGCCCAGACCGCGATCAAACTGAGAAGCGTATCTGAAGTCACGAGTAACATGCTCCCCATCGACTTGCAGCTCGCGTACATCGACTCGTGGCTTACGGAGATTGCACCCAGAGTTCTCTTCGCGACATGGGACAATCACAGCGTGGATCGTGAGGAGTCGCTAGTGGGATTCAGTTCCTTCGCCGCTCTCCAGTCTCGCCGCTTCGTCTACCATTCCGGTATCGGGCATCCAAACGTCACGGTCGGGGATCAGACGTATCGGTTCGCGGTGAGTCACCGCTTCCTCGGGAGGTCCATCGAAAACCCGTGTCACGCGCCGATGCGCTACCTCCGACGTGAGGGGCATGACCGGGAAATCGGGATCATGGGGGACTATCATGTGCCGGGGATCGTGAAGTTCACGCATGGCGGGACAACGAAGGTCGCGATCAATACAGGATCGTTCCAGACGAACTCGGGGTACGCAAAGCGCTGGTTCAGCCTCTTCACGCACCCCGTCATGCCATGTATCACGCTGCACCCTGACGACCACCTCATCACGCCCTACTGGTCAATCAAGGAATGGAAGATCGCAACCGGTCAAGCCTGATCGTTCAGGCACCATTCCCCTTGACCCACAGGGAGAAGGCCGGATGAGAGAAGTCCTGGACGTGTCGCGTGATGTGGATGCCAGCGATATCGAAATGCTCCGTCCGGATATCAGCGGGGAGGTCCGCGTTCATTGCGTTCCGGAGGTGTTCCATCGCCCACGTCGTGTACATCTGCTCGGGCAGAGGGCGCTCCTCCAGGAGGTGCATCATCTCCGGGATCAACCTGAAATCCCGTTCCGGCCTGGATGATGCGTAGCCCTTGTAGTTCTTGCCGTAGGACCGCTGAACGGTTTCCCCGGGAACGAGCGGCGCAACAACCCAGTCGTCGGGATGATGCTTGCGATCCTCGATGAGGTCCCGGTATATCCGCATGTCGCGGTCGATATCACTTGTCACGGTCCGGTTCCTCCCACGGGTATATCGCATCTGCATGGAAACCGGAACGTGGAAGTCGCTGGCGTCGGATGCCATTTCTCCCTCTCCTGAACGGACTCGATCCGGCTTCCATAGTATCAGAGCCTAAACAACCCCAGCATCCTCCGCCTTCTTTTGGGCGACCTTGTCCAGAGCAATCTTCTCAGCGTGATCTCCGTCCCGTGCCCAAACACTAAGGCTCCAATACCCGCCCATATCGTTATCAGGATCATACTCCCAGTAGGTGGGGTCATCGTCCTCGTTCGGACGCCCTGCATCTGTCCTCTCTACATAGACTTTACCGTTGTCATAGACGGCGACCGAGTACGGGAGAAAATCTGAAGGGTATTGAGACAGGGTGATCTCGTTGACTGCCCATTCCTCAACCTCGGTTCTGTCATATCTCCCCTCGTAGGCGAGCGCAACGCGATCAGCCAATGTCTTGTTGTCGAAAACTCCGACGATGTGGTAGTCACTGTAGGAGCCCTTGGTAACGACATAGATGGTGTTCATGATGGTTCTTCTCCCGTAGATGTTCGATCAGAATAATGGCGCGAGAAGGGACGTGGGTACATGGGTCACAGAGAAGCTCACCTGAATCTCCACGTCACCCATCTGATATGTCCGGACTTTCTCAATGGAGCCATCAGGGATGCGGTTCGACTCGGACAATTCACGGGCGATATCATGAACCATCTCCATCGTGTCGCTGCCAATGACCGGAACGGAGATATCGACGATGGCGTCAAGCACCTCTGCTACCGCACGCCGCCTCTTCTCTTCGAGCTCCACCCGAGCCCTCGTCTCCTCCGCTTCAAGAAGAATCTTGACCCGCTCCCTGAGGGACTCGACCTCCAGCGCCTTCTTGTCGTGTTGGAATTGAAGCTCCCCGAGCCGTCTCCTCTGGTTCCGGAGAGCTTCCCGAAGCTCGTCTGGTTGCGCGGTGTCGATGTCCGACGATCTGATCTTGCTCATGTCCTCAACCTCGTCTTCCCTATTCTGACAGCACGTGGGCCCGGCGTACCGCTCAGCTTCAACAGCGGACCCTACACAATAAATCCTCATGTGCGATCTCCTGTCTCATTACCTGCCAGATCGGCCACGCGGCCCGAGACGATAGCGCGAAGCTCCTCGTGCGACAGGTCCAAGTACTCATCGTCAACGACACCGCGACGGGCGATGGGGTTCTTCCCCTCCTCCGCCTCTCGTCGGGTATATGGGAGGAACCCTGCCCGGTCGATCAGGCCGAAGGCGGCGAGAATACGATTCCGATCCGGCTCCTGCGATCCGTCCGCGACACCGACAAGGTAGGTCGCCGCTGCCGGAGTCCCGCCGACAATCGCCGCCCGTGTCCGCTCGAAGAACGTAGGGGCGGTATCCTCGAACAGGTCGCGAGCCTTCGTGGACCATTCATATCGCTGCGCCCATTTGTAGAGAGTGTTGATCTTGATCTCGATGCCGAACTGATCCATCAGGATCGCTTGCGTCTTCTTCGGCGACCGGTCGGCAAGCATGGCCCAGACCTGAAAGGCCGTGGTTCGTTCATCGACCTCGCCCTCATCGGTCAGCATCGGTTTCATCTGGGTGTTGTCGCTCATCGGCTCATCACCTCCTGTACGTCAATCCCCAGCACGGCAAGCATCAGCTTCTTCTTCAGGCGATACACCGGGTTCTTGGCGGTGAATGCGCTTTTGACATCAACGACCACCAGCTTCTGTGATCCGGTAAGGCGGTATGTGAAGTCCGACACGTAGTGGCAGACCAGAACGCCGTTGACCTCGATCCGATGACGCTTCTGGCACTCCAGACCTTCGATCTCTCCGGCATCCTGCAGAAGGACGAGCGTTTCGTAATGGGCGAGCTCCGCCTTCGAGTCCCATTTCCGTCCATACTTCTCGACCTTGTGGTTCTTGTACTTCAGAGGCTTCGGATTCTCCTCGCCGGGTATTTTCCCTGTGGCGACATACCGGTTGTAGTCGTCGGCGGACATTTCGTTGAGGCTCATTGCGTTTCCTCGTCTGTTGTGACGCGGGTAGTGAGCATGAACGCCGCGCTGCAACACCGCCATCCCACCTGAAAGCATCTAATCCACGCCTCTTGTGTCTTCGTGACCTTGCGCCCATCTGCCCTCGCGCACAACGCACGCTTTGGGTCCAATCGGCTTTCCGGCATCTGCACCAGCAGTTCGACACCAAACTGTCTTCTAAACTCATCTTTGAGGGCGTAGGCCAGATAGGTATTGATGTAACGAACAAGTGTCAGTTGATTCTCGTCGGGCTCCCACTTTTGTTCGGATGGATCATTCAGTGCCATGTCTGTCATGACTTCCAGTCCCTTCTCTTCGTCCCCTGCACGATGTCCGCTGCGATCTCGTACTGTCTCAGCAGGTCGATCCAGAACGTTTCCAGATCGTAGGTATCCTTTCCTGCCCTCTTGTGGTCCTCGATCAATCTCCATCCGTCTTCCATTCGTTTAGCAAACCGTTTCATGTTGGCGAAGGCGTTCGTGTGGACAACGCTCATCATTCGTCCTCCGGGATGAAGAACCAGCTCCCTGACGTGTCGCAGATGAGAAGTCGCCTACCGATCTCCAGCCCGGACATCGACACGCCGTAGCTCTCCTGTGCGTGGTGAGGGATGCAGAGAACAACAAGCTCTTCGCGTCCCCATTCGGCATCTGTCTTGATCAACTCGGCTGCATCCTCGGGGCAGTCATTGACCATGCACCCGAAGTCCTTGATGTCACTCATCAGAAAGGAACCCCTCCCCCCGGCATCGAAGTGTGGAGAACGACATCGCGCACGCCCAACTCAGACCGGGGGTAGACACCCTGAGTCGTGATCTCGAATCCCTCGGATCGAATGAGACGGCTGACCATTGCTTCCAGGTCTTGACGGCGGGGGTCCTCGGACGGCGTACACATACGAGCGAGGAATCGGACATGCCCGTTCTCGACCTTCGCGGCGGCGAAGAGGGACATCCCACCGGAACGCCACGACGCTGCGGCATCCAGGACACGTTCAACTCGCTCCCGCTGATCCGGTGTAAGAACGCGACGAGACATGACATTGGTATCGGACATACGGACAAACCCATCAGACATCGAAGACTCCTATCCTGCAAGCTCATTCAAGGTCTGGGTATGAAGCATCGGTCTATAGGCCCCTCGTTTGATCCTGGTGACATCCCGATTCTTCAGATTTCGGTAGGCCCACATGAATTGCTCACCGATCTCGCCCTTGCTGTTGTCGCCGAGACAAATCGTGCGCCACCCGACCGTCTCCACCGCTTCTGAAATCCGTGGGGTACTGAACGAGGGCTGCAAGAGTTCACTTTGCATCGTGACGCTGTTCCACATCTTGCGGTTGAATCCCACTCGTGACGCTTCCCGCTGGACTTCGGCCCATGCGGTTTCGGCCAGGTCAGCCGGGTCATCAGCAAGGATGGAGATGAGGTCTGATGGTCTCGGTGCAAAGGGCTTCCCGCCCTTGATCCATGCCTTCAACGCTGAACGGACATCCTCGGCGTTGTGATCCTCGAACGCCCATGTCCAGACCAATGCCTTCTCCTCGCTCATAACCGCGTCGGGCCATTCAGCGTTGACGATCAACAACAGTTGGGCGACTTCCTGCTGGTTCATTTCTCATCTCCATTCGCCATACGCCACAGCCATTCAGGGGCGGCACTTGATACTAGTGCATTACTACTATTCCCAAGCACGACTTCATCCTCCCACCGGCGGTTGTTGATCCACGTTGCCGGGTGTGGGATAAACTGGCCGCCTTTGTCAGTCCATTGACGTGAGCGCTTTTGCGTCTCTAGCGCTGAGAGGATGCCGGGGATGTCAGAGTCAGTTATCTTCTCGCGTGACCATGCTTGTTGGGCGGCTTTCTTTGCCACCTTCCGGGGATACGCATCCCAGAACTGATCGAATGCCGATTCGGTGATGGTCTCAGGAGTTATCTCTGCCGTAGTCTCTGGTATGTAGTCTATGCTAGATGTAGAGGTGGCCAACTTGTCCATGTCGAGGTGGCCAACTTGTCCATGTCCTGATGCGGCCAACTTGTCCATGTCGATCTGACCGTTTGCGCAGTCGCACCAAATCGGGTGATCGTAATTGATCGTGTACCATTTGGTCCGGTCTGTGGAGTTGACATTGTACTTGTCCGTGGAGAATATGAGGCTGCTCTCCTCCATGGTGTTCAGGATTCTTCGGATGGTACGCTCGCTCCAGAAGGGAAAGTTTTCTCGCCACTGCGAGTAGGTGTTGTAAACCCACCTCTGTCCATCGTGGATCGCTCCCTGATTACGTCTTTCATCTGTCCAGTAGTGGATTTGCTGGAGAATGATAGCCTCGTTGAGACCAACCTCTACGGCCAGAGATGGGAGAACCTGCAATGGATGCTCATCCATCAGCAGTTTGGAATTGCGTCGCCTCGGCGCGCGTTGTGATTCAGAGTGTGTTATCATGGGTATGTAATCTCCTCGGTTGAGAGTGAAGAAGCCGCCGCCCGAACCAAACAGGGGCGGCTTCTTCGTGTCCGTTGTGTCCAGTGTATCACACTAGTACTAAATACCGATTTCACCCCATTGAGAAGCCATCGCGTTGGCGATTCCCCTGTAGGTAACTGATCGTCGTTTCCATCGGTCCTTGCTCGGTGGCATAAGATGGACCCTCGCCTCTCGTCCCTCAACGATATCCGTTGGTTTCAGCGGGGGGAGGTTCTTGAGCCAGAGGCACGTCGCTTTTACCTCTCCGTGGCCGAACTGCCATGGCTGGATAATCTGGTCCGGCTTGCGGATTCGGCTGCTTATGACGCTCACCGGGTTCTCGACCGCAATACGGGGGATGTCTGCATCCATCAGGAGACGGACGAAGTTCAACGCCATTTCCTGTTCCTCCCGCTTGTCCTTGAACCATCTGGCACCGGAGACGGCCAGATGAGTACATGGCGGGTGCGCAATCATCAAGTCGAATTCGTGCGGGAAGTCAATAACGTCCAGTACATCGCCCTGAATGTGAGGGCCAGGCTTCTCGGTGGGCAGGAGATCGCAGCTCACCGCGTCATGACCGTGCGCGATGAACGCATCGCGCACGACACCAGAGAATTCACACGCCACAAGCACTCTCATGATGCACCTCACCGGAGATTGTTGATGACCGACATCGCGATCCCCTGCTTCGGGGGTGAGATGCGTTCGAGTGAACTCGGCAGGAAGGAGAGGACGGTGTTCTTTCCTGTGAGGCTGTCGTCCATGCGGACGGAGATCGAGGCCCCCTGAATCCCGACGACCCGACCCGTCCGGCCATCGTGAGGCGGGCTGGTGATCAGAACGTCATCGCCGACCCGGATGCGTTGCTTCTTCCGTGACATTCCCTACTCCCTTTCGCCTTCGATCTTGATGAGGTAGCCGTCATCCGTCTTCGTGATCGGGAAGCTCTTTCCTGCGAGGCGATCCTTCAGTTCTCGCGGGTATCCGGCGACCATCGTTGCCGCCGAACGCGGGTGGCATACGGCATAGGCATCTTCGCCATCGTCCCGTGGCTGAATCAGCATCATGGTCCCGTCCTGGCTGATGAGGTAGCGCAAGAACTTGACGGGTCCCATGAGCTCCGCGCCTTCTGCATTGATCGCGCTCGATGTCCGGGAGAACCGGATTCGTGGATGAGATTGCCTGGCGATCTGCTTCCCTTTTTGGATGACGGTGAAGGTGGTTTCCATTTCGATTTCTCCTTATGCGCTGTATGCCACTGCGGGCCCGATGTCTTTCGTGGTCGATTCCCGGTCCTCGACACCGGGGAGAAACCGCTCGGATGTCACCATGAAGTCGTCGATGTGCTGACGGTCCCCGTCGTAGACATGGAACCAATGAACGGGGTAGCCACTCGTTGTGACCCGCTCGAACTCCACGGTGCAATCCTCCCCGGCCGCCGACCGGGCGGCTTCCTCCTCGCTTGCCGCCTCGACCCATGACCACCCATGTTCCATGTTCTCCACGTAGTACAGACTTGCCTCCATGTTGCTATCCCGCCTGCGTATATCGGGCGGCCCCGAAGAGTTCGTCATCGCTCGGGTTGAGTTCCGGATCGAGTGAACCTTGCACAATCTCGGCATCAACGATCCCGTCACTCCCTCGCTCGACCTCAGGAAATTCATCCCGGAGACCATCGAGATTCCGACTGATGCGACGGGCGAGTTCGGACAGAAGTTCGACCGGAGCCTCTGTCATGCTGGAAATTTCCCGGTTGTCGTACTTTTCGGAGAGAGCGACAGCATAGGCGCGGAGCGTGTCATGCTCGATCCCGACCTCGTTCCCTGCCGCGTGGAGGCCGCGCATCGCTGCCTGATGGTCGGCGCTGACCGTGACGTTGGCCTTCTGGGCGAAATCCTTGGTCGTCATGTGCCGCACGGTCGAAGACTCGGAGCCTCGTTCTAGTCCGGGACTATGGTTTTTCGACGGATATCGCCCTCCTGCACTAGTGCTGAATTCATCATCCAGAGATTGCGAAACCGGCTCCAGTGTGGCCTTGATCTCCCCCGTTTCCATATCGACGTTGACCTTCCGCGCGCCGGGGACCGTCTCGGTCTCGCTCTCGTCGAGGAAGCCTAGTCCGGAAATCGAGAGTGTGACACGCCTCTTCGCCTTGGTGATGGCTTTCATGTGGGCGTTGGCAAGCGCATCGCCTCGCAGGTTCCCGAGAGCCACCGCCCCGATGTCGGAGTCGATACGCCCCGTCTTGTCCTGCGCGTAGGCCGTCACCATCAGCACATCGCCGACGACTTCCTTCTCGACGCGGGTGATGCTGATGCCGTTGATCTTGCGGAGCTGGTCGGCCGCCCCACGCCGTGCATACAGCGTCAACTTGCCCTGGAACAAGATGTACTCGAACGGCGCCGTCAGCGGATTGAGACCGATCGATCGACAGATCGCCCCGTAAAGCTGGGTGCGTTCCTCTGGCGAGAGTTTCGACAGGTCGTTCTTCACCGCCGCTTCAGCGGCAAGGAGCGCATCCTGCGGGTTGATTGCAGAGATCTCGTACTTCTCAGACATGGGCTTCCTCCTTGGGTTTTGTCGGTCCAATCAGCGATTCGACGGCGACGCGGGAGAACCGGATACTGGATCCGACCTTGATCGGGGGAACCGGCAAGGTCTCCGGGTAGTGGCGGGCGAGCTTGTACGCGCTTTTGATGTGGAGGCGGAAGGCTCTCGCGAACTCCTCGATGGTCATCGTGTACTGGTCACCGTCAGATTTTCCCAT